ATTGGCGCCTAATATGAACATATTGGAATTTTTACTCTCTCAAGGATTTGCTGATGGAAGTTGTTCTTTGACGTGTGGCGGTAAACCTCTCCATTCAAAGTTGTCAAATTATTATATTGGTGAAACCATCCATATTAATATTTCGTTGTTGGGAGGTGTGAAGAAGAAAAAACCATCTCGTTGGGATGGTGACAAACCACCCCCTCCTCCCCCACGTAAGAAAAATGTTGGCTCCAACAGGAAGACTAACAGTGGTGGGGCTTCATCTTCTCAACCCCCTGATGATATTAACAATCCTCATCAAATTGTTCCTCCTCAGCCTAGTAGGTTTCTGCCTCCCATTGAGCTCACCATTCCGGAGAGTACCTTATCAATCGATGATTTGGCTGTCCTTAACGCTCGCAGGCTAACTAGAAGTCAAAGTTTAAATGGCATTGACTGTTATGCAGCCAACGGTATTAAGCGCGCTGGAGCAAGAACCCGTGATGATTCACACTCTAGGGCGATTCACTCAGTATCAACAGTCAACCGCAAGAAACAACGGAAAGAAATATTAGAGGAGCACTCTCAAAAGTTCCGAGAAAGAATCGATGAGAGAGAGGCTGATATTCAAGAGGCTATGCTGGAGCAGGAGGAAGAGAGGCTAGCTAAAATGGCACGCATACTCGGTGACAAGAGGGTCGATGTCAAAACGCTAAACTCGACAGTCATGGTTTCTAATGCTATCGGTTATTGTCCCATTTGTTTAACCACCCATTCTGACCAGGCTTGTTTGCAAATGCTCCCAATTTTGGGGATTCCAAAACCCCATCCTCACGCTCCTCTGTCAGCACCATTCGCTAACAATGAATTTTTTAACAACAGCAACCATCCAATCGACCGAAGTTCTGACAAATTGTTTTATATTTTTGAACTGCTCAAAAATTCTCGTGATGCTGACACCTTGAAGCTTGTCGGTGGTATGGTCTTTGATTGCGTGTTGGCCCGTAGTCTCAACCCAATCGTCCGTGGCGTGAGTCGTTCTTGGACAATAGCCAATGTCTTGGATCCTCCTGAAGGGGACTTCCGGTCATGTCAAAGACCTTCGCTAGCTGCTGTACACACTGTCAAAGGACATATAGCTACTGGAATGCTCGTCACCACGTCACCAGGGGTCAATTTCAGACATTCTGTTCTTATCAGTGTCTCACCTGAATGGTACTTGAGTACTGTTAACGATTTTATGCTTTCAAAGTTAACGTACCCTGCAGTTGCTGCTTTGTGGAAAACATCGTCCTTCATTTATGATGAGTCGTTGTATTCCAATGTCGTTAACGGGACTTGGACCCTTCTCAGTGCCATGCGAGGGGACCTTCCCTTTCCGGTGTCGTCAAACTGATGAGTCCACTTAAATCGCGGTGGATACTACAGCGTGAAACATTCGTCGTCAAACCCTCTAACATATCACCCGATGTGGGGAGGCTTTCAAAATTTATGTCATTCAAGAAGACGACTTTTCCTTTAGATGAATTTCCTGTTCTCAAGAGTTACATTCCTGCAGTCAGCATAGGCAGTCACGTGGTCGGAATCGCTCCTTATTTCCCTGACGTTGCGAACCCTTACCAGGCTTTGTTAGGAGTGGTTCACCGTCAAGGAAAATATTTTGAAACTCGTGGCTCGCCTGAGCTTACTCGCAAATTCCGTGAATTTTGCGACAGGAAATTGCTCCCTGCTTCGGTTGCATTTGGCGGAGTGCCTTTAATTGAATTTGAAGAGTGGTTACAATCACGTGGCAACTATACAGTCAGACAGAAATCCATGCTGCGGTCCTTGTACTTGAGTGTCGGTTGTGATTCACTTCTTCTCAATCCCGATGAAGCAACCACTAGAAAGCAAGCTCGGAAAGCCCATGCATTTATTAAGCTTGAAGGTTATCTTGAAAAGAAACATTCTCGTGGCATTAACGGCCGAGATGACATATCCAAAGTTCTTTTTGGGCCTTTAATTGCGTTTGTTGAGAACTTCATATATAAATTCTTTGAAAGATACAATGTGAAGTCGATACCTGTGTGTGACAGAACCAAACATATCCGAACCAAATACTCCAAATATATGAAAATCATAACAATTGATTACTCCAGCTTTGAAGCATCCTTCTTTGGCACCATCTTGGAAGCTGAGAAATCCCTTTTTTCAATGCTCTTGGGAACACGATTAGCTACAGTTATATTTGATCATTTTTATTCAACTAACCATTGCCAATTCAAATGGTTTTCATTGTTTGCACTTGCTAGGAGGTGCAGTGGTGATAGTCAAACATCATTGGGGAATTGGATAACAAATCTTTTCGTTATACTTTATGTTATTGAAGAAATTCATAATTTAACTGAAAATGATGTTAGCTTAGATTGTGAAGGCGATGATTCTATAATTGGGGTTCCTCCATTCACAGTCTTGAATGATTGCGACTTTACTCAATTTGGGCTCATAGCCAAAATTTTGCAATTCCCTATATTTAGTGATGCCAGTTTCTGTGGCATGGTCTTTTCAAAAAATGGTGATAACATCTTCACAAATTATCAGAAGATTTTGGCCAAGTTTTCCTTAATTGATGGTAAATATGTCCACAGCAAGCACATCAAGCAACTTAGGCTTTGGAGGGCCAAGGGGTTGTCGATGCTCTACAATCATTCCGGTTGTCCCATAGTAGGTTCAGTTGCCCGTTACATCCTTAGAATGACTCACGGTTTACTTCCCATATTTGGAAATGATTGGTGGACTTGGATCAACCTACCACCCATGGACACTCGTTGGGATAAATACATCAATAATAGACCTACATCCGATGATTATATTGAATACAGTCGAATTTATCAAATTGAAATAAATTTAATAGTTCATCTTGAGAATTTGTTTGATAACAAATTTGAAATATCCCCTATCGAACTACCGGCTCTTCATTTAATTTTTTCTCAGGAACTTATTCAAAATGGTGCAAATTTAATTCCTTTAAATCTGTATCCCACCCACATTGACATCTCAAATTGTCCTCGGTTCGATCAACTTCTTTCGTTCTTCTCATTTTTAGCTCAAAATGAATTCTATTGCTTAAATTGGCGCACATTCCGATATTACGACCCGAATTTGGAGGGGGAAGTTGAAGACAATGCCCGTCATTGGTTTTATACTCATGAACCACCTTGATTCTTTCTTCTGTGGCCCTGCTAGCCCG